TCATTGTAATGTTTTTTCTAAAATTTCTCTTCCTTTTTCTCGATAGGACATATCCCCAATAGATTGAATAGAAAATGTTCCATCTTCAAAATCAACGACTGAGACACTACCATTGTCTAAGCCTAAACTACGAGGGGTACTATGGTCGATTAACCATAAAAAAGTCGCAATAGTCATCCCATGACTGACAACAATCGCATTACCTCCCCCAATATCCTCTATTTTTTTAGCTATAGCAGTGAAGCCTGACAGAATACGGTTACTCAATATTGCCCACGGTTCTGCCCAGCCAGCCGTATCAACTTGACAAATCAAATTAGCAATTTCTTCGTGTGTCAAATGGCTCATATCTCCGTTTGAAACTCGAGGCAGAACGCCATTAAAAAGGTCGCCATCATATCCTCCATCCAAACTACCAAAGCACCACTCGCGGATTCGTTTATCTCTCGTATAGGGAATATTTTCTTGTTGCACTTCCCTGAGAATAATTTCCATAGTTTGTAAAGTACGTCCACTATCACTAGAAAAAGCTTCTTTAAAACTAATATTTGAAGCCTTTAGTCCCAAACCAAGCTCTTTAATCCCGAGTTCTCCAAAGGTAGTTAAAGGAGTATCACTCCACCCCTGAGCGCGACCAATTGTATTAAACATTGTTTTACCATGACGAGCGATATATAAACGAACTTTACTCATACTGACACCTCACAAGCATTTTATTATATTATAACAAAAAAGAACCTTAATATGGTATCATTTGCTATCATTGCCCAATCACTTGATAAATCAACATTTTACAACCTTACATTATCTGGTCAATTACACTGATTTTAAAAACAACGTAGTAAATAACGTAGTAATTTTTGCGCTGGGGAGCATCTGATTTTTGGACTTGGAAAAGTCTTTTTTTATTTATCTAATTCCATCAACACTTCTTCCACTTTTTCCTCTGTCGCAACTTCCCACAATCTTACAGGCTCACCAGGTAACACATAATCAAATATCTTTCCGTTCTTACGCACAACCATCACTGTATCACTGCTGATATATCCTTTTTCAATCGCTTCTTTAAACTCATCTATATATAACATATTTTATCCTCCACTTATCTATTCGATAAAAAATCCTAAAAATAGACAATTTTAAATTTTTCTGTTCTGATAGACAAAAAAATAACCGCTCATTTAATGAGCGGTTAATATTTATTTCAGTTTTTCTTTGACAGCATCTACTGCTACTTTCAGGCGATTCTTGCTACTGTGATTATCTCATGATTATGCGAGTGTGTCAATAGAGGTAATCAGCACAAAAGGTATGTTCTAAATCCAAGTTATTGATTTTATAGCAGTATGCCGAATTCGCTTGTAGAGGTTGTTTCGGCTCTCATGCAACGTAGCTGGCCTAAAGACCCCTGTATCATCTCTTTTTAATCCTACAACAACTAATTTCTTCTTGTTGTCTTTATAAAAAACAACACTCAATTTCATTGTATTTTTAGTTAAATCCTTATCTAAAATACAGACGTTAACTCTAAACTGATAGAATATTTCATATAAAAAATTATAATTATCGACTCTAGGAAGAACTTCTCTAAAATTTGGATGTTTTGAATAATTCGATAAGAGGAAAACATCTGCTTTCACAGCTTCAACCCAATTTGTTGCGCGATACTTTGTTTTCAACTTATGAATACCTAGAAGATGATACAAATCTCTTATATCAAATAAAATCATAAATTCGGGTAAATGCTTAAAATTAGTCTCAACTTTACACCTTTTCCCACAAAAATTTAGCTCATAATCATTAACTATTTCTTTGAGATCCACTATCAAAAAACTTTCTACAAAATAAAAAAGCACGGACCGGAAATATCCTCCGGTCAGGGCTAACGATTAGAGGTGCGAAACTCTAACTCTCTATTGTGCTTCTTAGGCTTATCGCAAGAGAACAGTTCTTAAGCTCTGCCAAGCCGTATGATGTGCTTTCAGTCATACGCCCATATCACTACGGGTTCAACGAACAACGAAGACGTTGGGTTAGAAAGGATGATAAATGAACGAAATTTATCTTCTATAACCACCCTCATTATGACATGTCTTGAACTTTTTGTCAATAAATGCGAAATTTTTTGCAATAAAAAACCGCCCAGAAGTTAATCTGAGCGGTTTTGTCTTATCTAAAGGAGCTTTACCTCCTAAATTGTTTTTTTAGTTGCGGTGTAAGTTACACCATTAACAGACCGACATTTATGTCGCTCTGTTGGTTTACATATCTGTTGCATCAATTAAGTAAGCATCTTCTACCCACTGATTAGACTGTGGAGCGCCTATCCTTGCCCAGCCTTTTACTTTTTCGTAAACTCGAACTCTAGTACCAGCAACAAGCAACTCCTTATCAGTGCTATTGACGTCAGGCTTGGACTCAACGTAATAATCTTCTGAAATTGTTGCTTCGTAATATGGCATATTTGAATTACTTAGCGGTGTGTTAACGTCTAACTCTTTTTCAAATTTAGATACAACTGATTGATTATCAACCTTAGCATTTGACTGTTTCCTAGCGTAACGATAAGCGTAAACATAAGGTTGACCATTATATCCCCAGATTTCATCATGGTTATTCACTGTAATTGAGTTATAACCATAATTACAGTGAATAATATTGTCTGGATCAACAAACATACCAGTATGTCCAAAAGCTCCAGCCGAAGCCCCACGTTTACCCCAAATAAAAATATCACCTCTTTGCGCATTCCAATTAGTATTTTCTGCAATAAGAACATAACCGTTTTTTATCAACCAATCGTGCTCATATTCTGTATTTACTGCCCAGCCATTATCTGATGCGCCTGCTGAGCGTAGAGCAAAATAGACAGAGCTAGAGCAATCGTAAGATGAAGGACCATTTCGATAGTCCATCGAGTAAGTAACTTTACCTTTTCTAGATGCCATCCATGCGATAGCTTGCTCAATATTAATTACCATATTATTGACCTTTCTTCCACTCATCATTCATGCGTTTAACCGCAGCTTCGATAAATGTTTCTAACTGAGTCTCTGTTAAACTGATATTATATTGCGATAAACCATCAATAACAGCTGTTTTAGCTTCTGTTAGCTTATCTTGTCCCTTAATACCAACTTCCACAGATATTTGTTCAACTGCCTCAACAGCATTACGAGCGACAATTTCTGCAATTTTAACAGCTTTTTCTCCACCTTTTTTTATAAGTAATTTTTTTACTTTGTGCGTGAGAATACCTGCGATGATACCAAAAATTGGTACTGATACTGTAATGATTTGTGTTGTAAATTCGTTCATCTTATTTCTCCTCTTTTTCTAGACGACCAATGCGATCACTCATATAAGACATCTCCTTTTGGACAACACCAATGGTCTGAGAAATGTCCTGTAACTGTTCTGTATTTTTATCTAAGTGACCTTTGAGCCACTCTTCACGTTTGTTAGATTCTGATTTTGATTGGTCATGGAAATCCATTAGCTTTTTCTCACGCTTATCAGACGTTCGCACCAGATAGCCAACCACAATCATAAAAAGCAAGATAAAGAGAATAGCCCACACAAATTGTGATTGAGCGATTCTTTCTGCTTGTTCTACTGTCATCCGACTACCTCACTAACTTGCTAAAATTTCAGCAAGTAATTCTTCATCGCACATAATTGCAAGTTGCTCTTTTGTTTTGTTATTAATAAACTCTGAAAATCCCTTTTTAACAAAACTTGACCAAGCCATACGTCCATAATATAAGTCAATCGCAAATAATTTAATCATCATATCTATCCCTTCTTCCTGTAAAAAAATTCTAACCAATAGCAATAAGATCTTCATCTTTTAAAACCTCTTTTGCGTAAAGCGTACTTATCAGATTGATAAGTGTTTGTGTGCCTGTTGATGTTGATGTACTTAGTTCAGTCATTTTTTCAGACTGAGCTTTATCTTTATACTTTTCGTCGTAAAATATCTGCTCACACTTTTCAAGCGTTTCTGCAAAAGATTTATTATCAAAGTCAACTGGTAAGTCAAAAGTTAAGTTACCTCTTACGTGAGGTAAATCGACTGACACAATTGCAGTCACACCCACAATACTTTTATCCTCAAGTTCCTGTGGAAATTTTGTGTTAATTGAAAACATATCGTATCCTTTCTAAATTGACCAGTGAACTGTACCTTTATAAGTATTTGAATAAGAGTTAGGATTGATACACTCAATCAATCCCGATGCATTGATTTGTAAGTGGATTGATTTGTCTGGAGCAAGTGTCCATCCAGTTATCGCAAACATCAACTCTTGAGGTATTAAACCAGATGGCATATTACCAACAGACCATCTCTGTAACCCATTAGAAGCAAAATTATACATCAAGTCTATGTCATCACCTTTCCGCTTATATTTAAAACCGTTGCCAATTGTTATCCAGCCAGTCGTTTGTAAGCTATCTTTTTTAACATACTCACTCCAACCGCTCCAAACACCGTTTTCCAGCACTCTGGTAAAAATAGTTTTATTTGTTCGATCGTAAAATTGTTGATAAGCATAGTTTGCTGTCTCATGTCTTACAACAGTTACATAGCCAGGGCCTGCCCCAGCCGGTCTATTAGCACCTCTAAATACACAATAAAAACCTGTGTCTTGCAAGCTATTTAGGTCGGTGTCGTCATGTCTAAAAGAGCCACCATTATTTAAAGCAAGTGGTTTTTGCTGTATCGCCTTATCGCCACAATAAATAGTACCGTCAACATAAACATCGCCTTTGGCATCAATAATGCCATGTTCCCAAATTTTCCCAAATGCAACACCAGAAGGTGCTTTAGTTACTAGAACAAACTCACTAGAAATCGTTTGAGTAATAGGGATTGCTGACATTAAACTATCACTGACAGATACTTTAACAAGCCAAGATTTTGATTTGTCATAAGTGCCGCCAAGATTTAAAGGGGCGCCTGACATTTGGGAAATTGTTGACCAGGTATTTGTAGCTGCGCCACTATCAACTGCATAGATACCAGTATTGTATGGTGCAACAGATACCGACATTTTGAGTTGGTTTTTTTGTATTCCACCAACTATAATTGGTGCAATCTTAACAAATGGCAAGACTTGTAAAATGTCAGGATTTTGCTGAGACCTGACTACTTTTGCACTTGTAACAATTGGTAAAAAATAATCAATGACATTAATTTTTGTGTCAACTGGTTCTGATGTTAGACCTCTGCTATCAGTTACCGTTGCTCTGATTGTTGCTGAACCAAAAAAGTCCAATTTATCAAATACGCTACCATTACCGATAATTGAGTTACTTTTCCCGACAATTTCAGCATTATAACTTGTTATTGTTGAACCGTTGTTTCCAATAGCTGAGCCAAAATCAACTTTAACTTTACTTATAATCCTAACAAAATTGTTTCCACTAACAATGCTACTAGTTAAAGTATTTGTATCAGATAGAGTGATACTTGACAATTTTGGCTTATAAGTAGCTGTATTAGGTATTGTTATTGATAAAGTATATTTTGTCTCACCAATCTTTGCTGATCCATCCATCGTCTCAACAATCAGATTACCTGTACCAGTTAATTCATTAGGCAGTAAATTAGCAAACGTTGGCGGTATAGTCCACAAATAGCTAGTACCAACGCCAGTTGCGATAGTACCTGTACTACCCTTAAAATCATATTTCAAATTGTGAGTAAATGACGTTGAATATCTATTGATTGTGATAGTTACTGCATTACCTAGCACACCACTAATAGCACTTGATACACTAAGTCTATTAATTTTAGGTAGCGAGATAGACTGATTTGCAGTCGCTTCACCATAATTGCTAAAGTTTATTGGATAATATGCTGAAATATTGAATAGTGGTTTATTTCCATCTGAATTATGATTAACAATGTAATCTTTAGCAAATAATAGTTTTCTCTGTCCGTAATTTATCGATGGATTAACATTGATGGTCTCAGCTCTACCATCAACTGTTATTTTTAAAGGTCTAGTTTCACCTATTGAAATATAGCCATAACTAGACATTTTTAAAAAAACTTGTACATTGACTGTGCTTGTATTACTTGCGATATTTGGCTTATTCCAAGCAGACAATATTTCAAGTGTCAGGTTATTCCCCCACGACCTACTATATGTAGCAGTTCCCATGTCTCACCTCCTAACTATTTCTAATTGCTCTGATAACATTAAATAATGGATTTCTGTCATAGACTTCTTCAACAAAATTTCCAATTTGTATACGCTCTGTAAACAGTCCATTTTTTATTGTTAAGGTATCACCTGTCAATGTCATCTGAGCAACACCATTTGTCACAAATGAAATGCTGTCATTTGATAGAAATAACTTTGCTTTTCCGCCTTTGTCACCGATAGCAACGCCCTCTTCACCAATCAACGTTTCATTGTTGATAAAGCTAAATCTTGCACTTGCCTCACCTAATAGTTGTTTAAACTCAGTTGTACGATCAAACAATTGAGCGATGTCGTTTGCAACTTTTTGCTTTTCGTCTATCGTATTTAAGTCATACCAAAGCTTCCACTTAGTTTCAACTTCACTGAGTGTATTCTGCATAGCCTCAGCAATTGCATTTTCTCTTGCTATAGCAGTTCTTTCTTCAAGAGCTAGAATTTGTGCTTGGGTTAATTCTTGATCAGCTTTTGTGTCGAGATTGTTTATTCTATCAACTTCGGACTCTTGCCAATCTCCAGATTTATTACCTTTGACAAGCATATATCCACCAGTCATAAACCAACCTGCATCACTGGCAAGCATGGCAAAGCGTGGTTTTATTTTACCGTCTCTGAGCGGTACAAATGTAACTTTAAACATCTGGATATCTGTAGTGACATTTTCAATTATCGTCTCACGAGGTGTGTTACTTGTGATATGGTTTGCAAACAAGTCATACAAATAGAAGTACAATCTTCCAGCATTTTCTCTTGCTATAGCAGCTGTAAAAGTGTATGTTACACCAGCTTTAACATCAAACTCGATAGTGTGACTAACCTTATTTCCAGACTTCCATTTCTTAAATTCAAATGGATATTCGCTGATTTTTGTAGTCTCAAATATTGTACCTTCGGTAAACCAACTTCCAGAAAATGATTTTGTACCATCAAGTAAATTTTGAGTACCAATGACAACATTAGCAGACATATCAATCCACTTGTAGTCAAGATAATTTGTTGATTGCGTTAATCCAGTATAAGTACCGATAAATCTTCTATTTTTAGCTTCAGTAATACTAAAGTCAACTTTTCCATCTTTCGAATTGGCCCACGCTGTCCATGATGTAGCACCATCAGAACCCTTTGAACCATAAATACCAATAATTGCTGGTACTGTTTCTTTTCTTGTTCCATCTGTATAAACATCAACATGATAGTGCCAATGATATTTATTTGCAGGAGTTGCAATTTGAGGTATATCTTTAATCCATCCAGATGTTGCAGATGTGATATCCATCTTGTTAGCTGAAACCATGTAATAATCTTCTGTCGATGTGATACCACGACCGTCAGAGCCATTAACACCATCATTTACATTGATAAAAGTTAACTCTTTGCTAAATGTAATAGTATCTGTGACATCAACCTCAAGCCTCAAATTGAGTTTTCCATCAGTAAGCATATCAGGCTTTATCATCACTTCTAAGCCATTTGATAACAGTTGGGTTCCTTTATACCATCTTTGACCTAAAACGGCCGTCTGTGCTCCATTTTTGCTGAAATTAAACGATACATTTGATGAGCCTGTATTATTTTTAAACACAGTTCCAGCTGTTGTGTTAAATGTAATATCATAGCTCGCTGGACTTTCGATGCTATTTTGCAAAGCTAGACCCTGAGCAGAAATCTTAGATGCTAAACGTTTAAAGTTAGCAAATGTTACTTCGCTTGTTTCTGTTAGTAAATCCCAAGTAACTTTCATAACTCTAAGTGAACCCAATATGCCGTATCTTCCTATACCTTTGTGATTAAGTATGACTGTGTCGCCAACTTCTACATCAAATGAGCCTGAGACTTCAATGATTTCTTTTGCATAACAAACATTTCTGAGCCATTTTAGCCCTTCGGCTTCTAGTTTTGGTATAGTATCAGTATCAACTTGTAATTTCCAAAGTAAAAACTTATCAGACTCTAAAACCCTTGGCATTTCTTCGGCAGCCAGTGGGGCATAAATTCTATTATTTTTTTGATAAAATTCAACTTGCCCTTCACTATTCTTCCAAATTGTACCTCTATTACCAATTCTTAAACCATCCCTTCCAATAGGCTCTATTGATGTCTTGATTGCTGTTGAGTCAACTGTTCGGCTAACATCATTTGAATTGTCAATAGTTATTTCAAAATCTCGTCTATTTCGTCCAACACCTTGGTAATTAATACCATCATTTGCTCTATAAATATTGAGCACAAGCTTGTCAAATTGACCATTTGCTTTCTGCCTAATTTCAAACTCACATTCGCCACCAAAGTTATTAATGATCGATATGAGCCTTTTATATTTGACCTCATCACCTGTATATGTCAAAGTTCTTGTATTACTTGCCAGTTCATTTACTCCAATTTCAAAATTGGCATAAGGCAAAATCTCCATTGCGGTAAAGTGTTGCACAATTGTTCTAGCTGGTTGTTTCTCATAAGTAGAGCAATTTTCATTTAACATCTCCAAGTTAAAATAGTCACCAACGATTTCAATTGTCTTATTTTTAGCGTTCTCTTTGAACTTAACAATCGAAAACCTAAAAAATCTTCCTCTAAATTTAAAAGCTAGATAACCATTTTCTTTAATGCTCCACCACTCACCAAATTCTTTTGAAAATTCAAATTCAACTTGGTGAGTTGCCTCCTCAAATAATGAGGTTAGGGATGCTTTTTTTATTTTAATAGCATTTAACAATGCATTGTCTGCAACCGCAGTTTCAAACATATTTTTGTCATAAAATGTAATCTGCACTACCCAAACCTCTTTCTATACTTGACTTTTACTGACGGCAATGATGCTATAAAGCTAGAAAAATGCATCTTTATTGTTGATTTACCTGGTGGCAATTTAATATATTCTGAACCTAATACAGTTTGCTCAGGCATCCCATTGACTGTAACTTTGCCTATTTCGTTGTTAAAGATAGTTTGAGTATAAATGGGATATCTATTAGGAATGTCATAGATACCAGGAACATGATGCTTTTGCCAGTAGAAATTTCCAACACACATGTCAGCAACCTGATTTTTACCAGCATATTTAAGTAAGAAAATATGTACTTTTGCACTCTTTTTCCCTTTTAAATAATCAGACTGCCTTTTGTGATAACCTCTGTCAAAAAATGTAATGACATCATTATTTCTAGACATCGACATATTACCATTTGTATTCATAAAAGGATTTTGGCTCAAGATATGATTTGCCTGAAAAGTTGAGCGTTTAACAAAATCATAACCTAAAGGGTTATTTGGATTGCCTATCATACAATTAAATTCTGCCATATTTGAGTTGGATCTTTTTATGGTTTCGCATCCATATAAAAAATTTCCTGATGCATCTGACACACAGACCTTAATTGCTGACTGCTGAGTTAATGCTGACGTATGAAATAATTGCCTCCAATAAATGAAATCATAAAGTGTTCCTACCTCACCATTTGAGTCAGCTTTTGCACTTAATGTTAGTGATTGCCCGCTTAATACCTGACCTTTTGTATCTCCAGGATTTGTTAAAAATAACCAATCTACGAGTCCGCCTCCACCAATAGGTCTTTTGATAAGTCCAATTTCGCCCGTCAGTGATTGTGATTTATCATTTGCAACACCTGCACCTTGTACACCTGCCTCTAACATTTCTTTTGTTTTCCACTGCTGAAAGTTATGCATTATTTCAGATTTCTGAACCGGTTCTGTATCAACCTCTTCAACATTTCCAATTTCAAGACTACTATTATTTCTTGCAATCCCTACAAATCCATTCTCTGCAGTATTTAACATCTCAATAATAGGTAGAGCTGTGGCAGTACCTTGATTATCAAAATCAATTGTTATGACATTGTTAGCAGATGTTATCTTGTCATCTGGTATATACTCATAACTTGTGCTATAAGCATAGCCATCAAGTGTTTTAAATTTAATCGTAACCTCTTGAAACCAAGAAATCCCATTAGACTCATCAAATGGACTAACAACTTTTGCATAATAGAATAGCTCAGGCTCATCACTAAAGATGAGCTCACAATAGCTATCTGTCATCAAAATTTTGCGAAGTTCTCGCTTGTTTTGTTGCATACTGCGACTATCTGATGTCCTCATTTTTACAGTGAGAACAATCTCATTCTGGTCAGCTCTATCAATATCAATAACCCTAAACAGTTTCGACAAATCAATGCTGTTAAATTTAACTGTTAACTCACTCATCAAATAGCCCCTCAATTCTATCTATATTCTCTTTCATTTCTTTTTGGACTTTATAAGTCTCTTTTTTTGATGCAGTAGCAATTGTTTCACCACTTACATCAATATGCACAGGTTGTTCTGTTGCTTTCTTAGCAACATCAAGTGCCTTGCTCATCAGTTCATCTGATTTATGTTTAGTAATCTCAACTTTTGTTTTAACAGCTTGTTCAAGATCAGTTTTGATTTTGACAACCTTGGTAAATTTAGTATTACCAAATCCAATGACATCCTCAGCTTTGTAATTAAAAGCTTCTACTCTTGCATACATATCATCAAGCGATTTATCAACATACTTAGTATTTTTTTCAATACCAACTGCCATACCTCTAGGAATCCAGCGACCAACATTATCTCTAAACAACCTAGATGGTGAGTGGATCATAGCTTTAGCTCTTGCTGCACGTTCTGCTTGGGCAACAAGAGCATTTGCTGCTGCGGTTACTGCACCTAATGCTGACATCATCCCGGCTGCTAGACCTTGGCCAATCATTGCACCAATTCCACGCATAGCACCAACACCTGACATCCCGGCTGACCGAACTGCTGACATCAATGAATGCATAGCGCCCATTGCTGAACCAATTCCACCTCTAATACCATTTGCGATATTATTTGCAGTATTGCGACCAATTTGTGTACCTTGAGATTGCATTTGTGAACCAACTGAGCGAACAGTGCTTAAAATAGCCTGCATAGCTGATTGCACACGACCCTGCATTGATGTAAATGCACTAGCAACATTTTGACAAGCAGTTGAAATCTGAGTGATTTGAGCTGATGACATTGCAGCCATTGAGCCAACTCTTGCAAATAGTGATGCAACCATATTTAATTGCCCACCAATCATGGCAACTCTTGCACCAAACATAGCAAATCCAGCAGTTGCTGACATTAATGCTGGTGTAATTGTCATTACTTGAGATTTAAGCATTGCAATTGGTGCATTAACTGCTGATAATCCAGCCACCCCTGCAACTGCCTGAGCACTAAATGATGCAAATCCACTAGCTGCACTAGTTAATGTTGCTGGTAAGCTTGCTAGACTTGTTTTAAGCGTCAAAATTGTTGTTGATATGCTTGTCATTCCAGCAACCGCACCTGATGCACTGCTTGACATCAAGCTCAATCCTGATGCAACTTGACTCATTGCCGAACCAACAGTTGAAAGACCAGCACCACTAGATGCTATTTTCCCAACACCTACTGCAACCGCGCCAAGTGATGCAGCCATGTCACCTAACCTTGTATTAGTGATCATTACAACACCTTGGGCAAGTGCTTTAAATCCCTCACCAGCATTACGAGCCGCATTACCAACCGACATGATAATACCTGAGATGCCATCTAAAACACCTTTAACCGCATTTCCAAACGATGTGATAACCTGAGATGCCCCGTCAAAGACACTTGAAATTGCAGAACCAAACGCTCTGATTATTCCACTTACTCCATCAAGTGTAGCTTGTACACCTTGACCCATTGCTTTAAACGCATTACCAAATGAACTAACCAGTCCAGCTATTGCACTGATTAATCCACTAAATGCACCAACAACTTGAGATATACCACCTGAAATTGCAGCAATAACCATTGACCAACCTGTTGCCACAGAAATAATTAATGTTGCAATACCACCTGATACTGCTGTAATTATTGTAGATATACCACCTGATACTGCTGTAACAATAGTTGATATCGCATTTGCGATAATTGGAATAAGTTGACCAAGCACATCAGCAACAATAGGTATCAGGGTAGCTAAACTAACTGTTATCTGTTGCAATACTTGCACAATGACAGTTCCTACTGTTTGGATAATTTGACTTATCCCCTCAGCTTGAGATCCTGCTATTGCAAACGCAATACCTACCATGATAATAGCTGCACCAAGGGCAAGCCATGTTGATGGTGGAACAGTAGCAATTGCAGCTCCTAAACCTTGAAAAGCTGTAGCTAACCCTGTACCAATGCCTGTTGCAGCAGTCGATACCGCTGTTCCTAAAGCTGTAAGGATAGCTGGTACACCTGACAACGCTGATTGAATACCTTTACCAATACCTTGTGCAGCAGTGCTAATACCAGTTCCAGCTTTTTCAATGACAGTTCCAAGTCCTGAGAAAATCTGTTCAATTATCCCCTTTGATTGACCTGCATCTTTGCCAACTCCATCAGTTGCATCTTTTGCATTTTTTCGGAATAACTTAAATGGATTAAATTTACTCAAGAAATTAAATGCTTTGAATTTCCCAAGTAATCCGATTATTCCAGCACCTGCAGTCATCATGAAAGCAGGATCAACACCTTTTAAGAAATTTCCAACTGCTTTTGCTGCTTTACCAATTACAGATACTACTGCATCAACTTTATTTCTAAATGTTTCACTTGTTGTATATGCATGAATGAACCATCCAACCAAAGCTCCAATAGCAATACCTAATGCAACAAGTGGATGAGCAGACAGAGCTCCTAATGCTGTACTAATTGATCGGATAATACTTGCACCTGTTTTCAAGCCTTTAAATGCTGCAACTGCTCCAAGGACAGCGCTGGCAACTTGTTTTATGGTTGATGGTTCTAATTTAGATATCCAATTTGCGACATCTTCAATTTTTCCAGCGATTTGAACAAAAGCATTACCAATAGTTGTTGCAAAATCAGTAATTGTGCCTTTGTTAACAATTAACGAAGTGAATACATGGCCAATAGCATTTCCAACTGCACTAAATGCTGATTGAATAGCTGATACTGCTCCTGTACCCTCAAAAATAGAATAAAACTGCTTAACTTTATCAACTCCATCAGCAACAATGTTTACAAAACCACTAATATAAGGTGTCATTCCAGTGAATACTGAATTTACAACACCTTTTAGCTTGTTGATATTATCAGCAATACCACCCAGACCTTTTGCTTTAGCAGCTTTATCAAATTCCATGATCATGTTTGCTAAGCCTTTAGTCACTGCAGTGCTAACATTTTTGAAGCTAGTTCTAATACCATCAGAGTTTTTACGTGCCAACTCAGCAAATCCATTTAGTCCACCATCAAGCTCAATAAGTTTGTCCGAAAATTGATCAAATGTGATAGTCCCATCTTGTAATGCCTTATATAAATCTTGTTTAGCTGATGCACCTGCAAAACCAAATGCCTCAGCAGTTTTTTGTAAACCAACTGGCATCGTCTCCATCAGGCTTTTCCAAGATTGCATATCTACTTTGCCACTTGACATCATTTGAGTAAATTGAGTCAATCCACGAGATGCGTCACCTGCTGATGATCCTGATGCTAAAAAAGCATCGTTTAATGCAAGTGCAAGTTTTGTTGATTTACTTAAATCACCATTCATAAGAGTCAATTGTTGAGTTGTCCCAACAACTTCATCCAATGCAGTAGGTAGTCCATCAATCCCTTTTGCTAATGCATCAATTGCAGACTTAGATTGCTTAGTAGAGTATCCCCATGACTCCATCATTTTTGGGAATTTGTTCATGGTGTCAACACGACTAACAGCCCCACCAATGGATGAATTTACTAATCCAATCCCTTTTTGGACTAGTGCGGTTGCAACTCCCATTGCTGCACCAAAACCCAAAGCTGATCTTCTGCCTGATCCAAAACTTGACGATGAAGCACTGCCAAGTGATTGTAAAAGTCCTTTTAGCCTACCAACTCCTTGTTGAGCTCTTGATCCGTCTAAATCAACTTGGATGGTTAATTTACCATCTGCCATAATCCACCTCCTCTCTATCTAGTTTTGAGGTAGTGCATATTCTTCCTGCAGTTCCCTCATTTTGCTTTTCTCTTTCTGAGACTCACCTTTTGTTGGTTTCCATGATCTAATTTTGATAACTTCAATCATTTTTGTTCCATCTGGTAAGCCTGATAACAATGCATTAAATTTCTTCCAATGCAGTTTGCCCTGTTCTTCTATCAAATCAATCTTGTAAGCTTGCATAAATGACGAAAATATAAACTCACCATCATATTTGATTGATAAAACTGGACTTTCTTCTTCATCATCTGTTTTTTTAGGTTTTTTAGGTAAGATATTTCCCTCGATGTCATATCTATCAACTTGATCAGACGGTTTTACAATTTTGATGTGATCCTCAAAAATTTGCTCATATAGATCCATTGCTTCTTCTGCCCCCATTGATTTAAAATCATCTGTTTGAGTTAACATACATAAAGCAATTTGAGGTTTAATAAGTGCATCAATATCATCTGACCACATATCAAAAACCTTTAAAACATTGTCAAAAGAAAGAAAAAGCTGATACTCTTTTTCGTTAAGTATCAGCTTGTCATCAATTTCCTTAGAGATATCAAACATGGTTATTTAGCAAGATACTTCTGGAAAGTTTCGTCATTTGCTTTTTTCTCTTTAATTTCTACGAGGTTATCCCCAACCTGTAAAAATGCATTTAGATAAGTCCAAGTGTTTTCACCACAGGCAGCATAGATTTTTTTAGGTGCATCTGCATTATCAAACATAGTGTTGAATACATCATCTAAGATTTCTTTGATACCTGATCGCAATTCAAACTCTTTTGACTCATCCTTTTCAACTTGCTTTTCAAGAGCATCTAACTTATTAGCTTTTTCTTTAAGCTCCTTAGCTTTATTTACCATCTCAACTTCTTTTGTATCACTCGCTCTATAATCCAGAGTGAATGCCCCAAAATTGACTGGGATAATATTGTTATCTAAATTTAAATTAATCATATTTGACATTTGTTTCTCCTAGTAATTATTAAGATGTTTCTTAAAGTTCTGAGACAGCCGTTTCTTTAGGCTCCTTGATCCATTTAAGAGTACAAGCAAATTGTTCATACTCTGTAGCATCTCCTGCACCAGCTTTAATACCTGACGCATTAGCAACTTGTGTATGACGTTTTTTGCCATCAGATGACGTTACACGATGCCAAACACGACGTGCATCACCTGATTTATATTTCATACCTGCAATAAGTGCCTGAGCCTTATCCTCAGCATCATAGATACCCTCAAATGAGTAACCACCTGTGACAGACAATACTGTTTCCTCAGGTGTTCCATCACCATCATAGTAACCAGTGTCATCAGTGTCTTCATCGGTTTCATCATCAATAGTTTCGATGTATTTCGCTAGTTTCAACCACTCTGTTGGCTCTTTATCAGGTTGCGATGGATCAAATGCTCCAATTTCATGCACTCGTTTTGCATTTTTTAAACGTGCCATTATTAATCTCCTTCTATTTCAATCTTTGCTTTAAGCTGCAAAGTATAGACAAAGAACTTTTGTTCATCTTGTCCATTAATCCCTGGTTTACCTACTTCCAAAGACATAAAGTTGTATGATTGGTCAGTGCTTGGCAACTCAAGGTCAAACTCTGATAAATCACCATTGATGAGCCATATAATGTCACTTGCCGTTTGATTAGATTTGCTTTTTACCGCAATCTCAAATGGCAATGATATTTCCCTAGTCCCGTCAAAGTATTCTTTGTCGATAGTCCCACCAGGTATTGAGTTAAGCACTAAATCATCGACATCATCTTTGAAATAGTCCAACCGTGCATGCAATCCTAAATCAGGAATTGCATTGATATGATCTAATAGCATCTTTTGAAAGTTTTTGTTATTTTGCATTTAAAACCCCATTTCTTTCAGTGCTTTCTGTTTCCAATTGTCAATATGAGCTGACCTTGCTCGTCTGAGCCAGTTCTTACCTGTACCAGGAGTTGTATATCGCTTAAACGTTACAATTCCATTGGTGCCATAATAATGAGCTCTAGCATAGACTGTGTTGTAATGGATAGCATCACCTGATGGTGACATAGATGCTGAGGCTCTTAATGCCCCACCCCTCATCGCCCTCATCGGAATATATTGATCCATATCCAACATCATTTGACTAGCCATGGCAATTCGCCCTCTTGTTACTGAGGCAGGTGACACTTTCTTAGTTGCACCTGACAAATCAACATGGACAGTTGTCCAAATTCCGTTTGACATTAAACCACCTCTATTTCATAGCTAAATAGCTTTCCATTTAGGTAATTAGGTTGATATCCTTTCACAATATAATCTCTGTCTCCATCACTTAACTTGGCATCAATCCAGCTATCATCAACAATCACTTTTGTGAATTGTGGATAGATAAAAACGACACTTGGCTTTTGTCTCTGCTTTTGATTATTAGTTCCGACTATGCCAATATTTCTGTCAAATCTGACATCTGACAAAGCAATTGACTCAAGATAAGTGATGTCCCCAAAGTCATTCACAGTGCCTATTTTTGATACTGTGATGCTATCTGTCAATAATCTCTTATCTATCATAGTCAACCCTCGCAGTTAAGCTAAATCCGGCAGAGTTAAGCAAGTTTTCAGCATCTAAACAAAGGTTAAATCGTTGACCAGCATTTGAATTCTGTGAGTTCTTATAACTAATGGAGGTTCTGCCGATAGATAAACTTGCCATAGCTTGCTTATCATCAGCAGTCATCACTCCACTAGCATCTAAGTAAGCTACTTGGTATGCAGTTGCTAACTTAACCGCATCTTTTCGATGCTCAATTTCAGTCTCAAAATTGATGTATGAATAAAATCCCTGAGTATACAAATCAATAGCTATTTCTGCTCTTTTCTCAAGCGCATCAAAGTCATTAACCTGTTCAAAACCAAGTGCTTTAAATTCAGCAGCAGTTAAATAAGTCATGTGTCCCTCCATTGTTAAAATTAAGGGTGTCACACACCCTATTAGTCAGCAGATTTATCTGCTGTTTCTGCTTTAGACTTACGAGATTTACGTTTCGGTTTTTCTTCAGTTTCAGTCTCAACCTCAGTTTCTACGTCATTATCAACAGGGATAAGGACTTTAGGGACATCCATGAATGTTAACTTTAGTTCTTTATTCACTTTATCCGCAAAATCTTTATCCAATTCAATAATTCCATTTTCAAGAACTTCTTTACCCAATTTCTTGAAATGAATATTTTTTAAAGATTTATAACGCATTTTTCACCTCTTACATTTCTGTTGAAGTAACTTTGACAATAGCTTTTTTGTTATCATCAAGTGCATATGTTCCACCTTTGGCAGCAGCTTGCAATTTAACACCGTCAAAATCCTCTGTTTCAATTGTGCGTGCAGTAGAGATACCAATAAACGGAATAACAATTCCATTAGGTGAGAAAATTGCAATATCGCCTGTTTGGAAGTATTTAGATGCTGTTTTTTCAAGAATGAAATCTTTATATTTAAGCAATCCATTTGTGTCTAAAGATACACTTGAACCTTTGGCAGATGTATTAGATGCCATATCAACAATTGCGTTGTAAAGCTCTGATTTAAGATAGCAAGTAACTTGTGCATCTACTTCTAAGTCAGTGTAATAAGTATCGATCTTGTTAAATAAAGCCTTAACATTTGCCTCAGAAAAATCAGCAAGAGTTTCAGTTTTCCCTGCACTCGTCGATAAAAACTTACCAGTGCGAACATTTACTTTGCGAGTTTGAGCAATAGACTGTAAGTTAAAGCGATCAGCAAGTGCTGCATTTAGATCATTGTTTACTGTGTAGCGGTCAATACCTTCGTGAATTGTTAATTCATAGTCATAATTGACATCTGTATCTTGATAGATAACTTCCGTTAAATCACCAAAACGTGATTTCTTACCTGATGCATTACCAAATCCACCATCATTTGCTCCTGTCAGGTAGTCATCACCAATTACTACAGGTGTTGCATTGGTTTTAACAGAAAATGCTTTAGCATTGTTTTGGATGCCATCCAGTGTTTGCAATGGTGCGAGTGCACCTCGGAATGCTGCCTTGGCATTAAATACTGTGCTAAGGATATCGCGATATTGTGGCACATAAATGCGTGCCGCTTGGTCTTGATTAGTTGCCATTTATACTAATCTCCTTTCCTATTATTGATAGCTATCAACTATTGCTTGAAATGGATCAACCTCAGTCTTGGCAGGATTAGCTGCTGGATTTCCATTATTGAAAATAGTTGGTTTGCTATTACCTTGTTCAGATGGTTCTTGAGCTTGTGCAAATAAAAATGGTTTGCTCTCTTGCAAATCATTGATAATAGTCTCTAACTGAGGTTTGCCATTGTCATCCAATTCAACAGCGTTAACATCAATCAATTTCATCATCAAATCAGTATCAAGTGCATCTGTGTCTTTAATTGCAAGCTTAATAGCATCTGTTTTAATTGTTTGTTGTAACGTTTCATCAGCAGATTTTTTGTAATCATCGAATTCTTGTTGTAATTTAGCAAATGCATCTTTTGACTCTTTACTTAATTCAACATCATCTTGTAATTTCTTCATTTCTGCTTGATTATGTTCCAACTGTGATTTAAGGCTGTCTCGTTCTGCTGTGATAGTGTCCAAAGCTGATTGTGAGTCTTTGATTTCTGCTCCACGGAGAGCAAAGACTTGTTTTGCTTGTTCCTCTGTCAATCCAAGTTCGAGTAGTTCCTTAGTTGTAAATGACATGTCATACCTCCTAGTTCTTTTTTAGGTGGTCAACACCCACCCTCAGTTATGATTTAATTTACATTCCTAGAATACTTGTAAACATAAGGGTATTTTTACGGTTTTGAGCAATGAAAAAGCCACCATATAGGTGACTATGTGTATATCTTTTCTCTCTGGTAATCTCTGTGCAGAAAATCATAGTTATCAACAAGCGCCTTAGCTTTCTGTTGATATTTTCTTACATTCAAACGCTCTAATTGGATTAAATCAGCATCATTCATAGTTGTTGCATAATGCAGTCTCTCTTTATGACGTCTAATATTGCGCTCAATAGCTCTTTGCTTAGCCTCAATTCTTGCATTCTCCTCAGCTTGCTCAGGTGTTAAATCTTTGAGGTAGTCAGGTAATTCAGGTAAATCATTAACCCCGACAATAAAAGGTGTTAGGTAATGGCCACAATGAGCACCAAGACATCCACCAGCAGTACCATATCCGTAATCTAAAAGTGATAAGATATGAATGCCATTCTCATATCTGGCTAAGCTCTTTGTGACTATCCTGTGTTGTAATGGGGCACACATTGCTCTAGCAGTAGATTTCATTGAGTAATAATAAGTATCAATTCCGATGTCCTCAGCAGCTCTTGTCCTCATCTCATTAAACACTCGATAAGTTATGGATTTAATGATTACCCTAGCATAACTATCAGCTCTCCACTCCCTGCCGCCTGCATCAGTAAATCCTGTAAAGTTCTTATCCTGCCATTTGATAATAGTATCATGCAATGCTCTATCAGCTGTCTTGTTCCCTGAGACCACCTCAGCAACAGATTGCTCAATAATTGCTTTATAGACTTTTTGAATGCTTTTTGGAAGTGTTGAGTTAATAAGATTGAGTTCATCCCATGCCTGGTTAACATAAGCACCTAGACTCTCAGTTACGATGTTCCTAATCATCTCATCATTTGATTGATATGGTCGGTTAGCATTAGCTAAATCCTCTTTAAGTTGCTCATGAGTGTCCTCAAAGACTTTTAATCCCTCATTCTCTATGACATCTCTTAGCACTTGCTTAGCTATGCCTGTGCGTTTAGCAATGATGTCAAGGTTCTCCTCATTAAGCATATGCATATCATTAAGCTTTTCTAATTGCCAAACCCACGGATTATCAACCAAGTCCTGTTCACCTCTGATTTTTAATCTTCGTATCATGTTATCAAATAACTCAATCTGCATCTGCGCATAGATATCAGATACCTTTTTCATCTCATCTGAAAAATGCTGATCGTTTAATGTCGGCTTTTTATTTTTTCTTTCAGTCATTAATCAACCTCATTTATTTTCCGAGTAAATTCTTCAAGCGAAAATCAAGCGAAAAAATAGCTGATTTAATAATGTTTCAGCTATTTTCTGATCAATAATCAATCGCTTTCTTTCTGTACTTTTTCATCTTTTATTTCTTTTCCTTTCTGATTATTTTGTTGTCCATATAATGCTAACTCAGCATCATTCTCAGGTGGTAACTCGCCATTAATTTCAGCAAGTTCTTTCTCCGCCTCATCATCAGTAATATTCTGAACTTTGGCAATTGCTTTCTTGGTTGTCGCAAATCCTGCTGCAACCATCTTCATCCAGTAGTCTAATTCAGCATGTCGGTCAGTAAATACACCATCATCAAGGTTTACAGAAATGTCGTCAAGGTCAGGTATTTCACCATTATATAATTCATAAAAGGCACCAAGCTCACAAATTGAGACACAAAGTTCTTTGATTGTTTGCTCGACAAGAGACACTATACTATTGCGCATCTGATATGTATCTGAGTTCTCTGAGACAATTTCAGTTGCAGTCTTAACTGATTGGCCATCAAATGTGAACATGCCTGATGATACACCTATCTGCATTTCAAATAGCTTGAGTCCCTCTGAAATAGCAGCAATATAATCTGATGATCTGATTGGTGTTGTTAAGTCAACAATGCCACCATTGTCCATATTACCTGATGCAATTTGAGTATAGACATTTTGCTCAACATCGAACCTGCGCTTAAACTTGATTGTTCCATCCTCTGTTTGGTATTTTACTTGTGTCAATTGCTCAGGAACAATCACGCGCCTTTGCCCCATTCTAACCTCCCACATGAACTCATCATATGAACGATTAATAAAGTCAATAGTTGTCTTTGCGTTATCAAAGATAGATAGCCCAAGCGGACTGTTGATATCTTTGTTGTTCATCCCTGGTGTTTTGAAATAGGTAAACAGTGGCCGTGACAAGTCTTTTAATCTAATCACCGGCTCTAAATCAGGATATAACTCTGTGAGTTGCACCCTGTCGCCTAACTGACCACTAACTGTTGATTTGTATAGCTCATTAGTGATGCGATAGATCTTGCGGTCAATAGTTGAGCCGACTTCTTCGTCATTGACTGTTACCCACTCGTGAAATTCAACAAGCGTGTAATAAACATTTTTCTTACCCTCTGACTTAATTGTCTGAGTGAGAATAACAGCACTTGAAATATCTTGAGTGTTTGACTGCAATGGCAAAAATACTGGTGCCTGTACAAAAGCCACTCTGATTTTATCACCATCTAAATATGGGCGCATTGCTAATCCACCTAGTGCAAGACCACTTTCTAGGTATCGCTCAAAGTTTTTGTTGAAACGATCATTTTTAAGCATGTCATTGATAAACTCATCTGCCTGCTCATTATCACTTGTAATCTCTGCCTGCTCATTATAAACAAGACTAGCAATTTTCTTGGCGCTTGTCCTTGCAATTGGCAAGTGGTTAAACTTTCTCTTTTGTCTATCACCATCAGAATTAAAATAAATAACATCATCAAAATTACTTTGATAGTATTTTAGATTGTTTTCAATTCTGCTATATTCCTCACTTGTAATTGCAACCTTTGGATGTTCCAAGATTGTGTTTAAGTGTGATGTTTCCATGTTATACCTCCCTCGAGTAAAAAAGCTCTTAACTTTATCAATAAGGCTCATCTTATGTCCTCCTAACTATTTCCAACCCTAAGACCTAACAGTCTTGCATTATCTAACACAAAGTATTGGAAGACATCACATGTATGATCATCTTCTTTGATAACGTTTGGATTGTCTGAGTGTATTGTCTTTTCATCCCACCTGTACATTCGATGCTCTGAAATAAATACTTTATTATTTTCTGTATCAAGATAGTAAAACCTACCTTGAGCAAGTAATGACTGTGCATTATCAATCATGGTTACTTTCCTAAGCTTGGCCACTGGATGCCACCTAATAGCAAAGTCCAAATAAAATTGATTTCGCAAAGCACCCTCTGCACTATCTATTGTGTATTGTAATGTCTGCACCTTGTACTTATCTGTGATACCCTGCATAAATGCATTAATCTCTTGAGTTAACTGACTTGGTGCTTTTTTGACCACTTGTCCAGCAGGTGAATAGTACCATGTGTCTAATAGTATTGCTTTACCCTTGGCAGTTATACCAAATGCACAGACCGCAGTTGCTGATTGCTGATGCCCACCATCCAGTGCATATGATATGCCAATAAGCTTATCATCAGATGGCAATGCATTAAGCGCGTGAAAGGTACTCATGTTATATACATTGTTACCTAATCCGACTGCCTCACCAAGATAGACATATCTGTAATAGTCATAATCATTCTCTTTAATGCGCTCAATATCTGCTAGCATCTGAGGAGTTACAAATCCCAACTCATCATCAAGATAAGTGCTTGAATGACATAGATAATCATCATGTTGCTTACATTCCTCAAACCATTCATTAATCCAGTTATATGGATTACGAGGTGGATTATATGACCAAAAGAATTGAACAAAGTCAGCATTTGGATGCTTTTGGCGCATAAATGTGATATTAGTTTGGTCAAATTCTTCATAACTTGAAAACTCAGCAGCCTCCTCATACCAAACTGCAATTAGATCACCAATGTTATTTGATTTTAGTTTTTGAAAGTCATCAAGTCCATAAAAATAAAAGGTTGAGCCTGTTTTAATGTTAGTTATTTTAAATGGACTAACTGTCATTTTGAACATTCCAATGATACAAAATAATCGCAAACCCCATTGGATTTGATTGTAAACACTATCCCTCAAAGTATTAGCAACCTTACGTATGACAACTATGTTAGCTCTCTCACCTCTAATGATGTACTTAATCATCATGTAAATTAGTTTTAGAGTGATAACAGACGATTTGAAAGAGTTCCGACCACCTCTCAGGATGTTGTTAGGCTTTTTAGATAACCAAACGCTTTTAAAGTGAGGATTAATATTCTTTTGGATATTAATTATCTTCATTGTCAGCCTCCCAGCTATCAACAAGAGTTATTGACTCACTATCAATCTTGTTGACTTCCTCACGCTCTTTATTATCCAATTTGAGTGATTTGATACGCTCTCTTTGCTCTTGGATGTCATATCTATCTTTAGTATTTGTAAGCTTGATAATGTTCTCAGTTGCTTTCTGATTGCCCTTAACTGCTTGCTGAAATGTGGCGAATGCTAACAGTGATTGATTACTGCCATCCATGCCCATATCTTCAAGCTGCTTTTTGATATTCTTGTCTGTGATATCCAATGTCATCAATGTTTCAAATACCTTTTTGAGGTCAGCTTTCTTGCGTCTAGCTTTACCTGATGCTTTACCGCCTTTAACAGCAATTTCTCTCTGTTCATCTTTTGTTCTCTGGTTCATTGGCTTTAAATTTTTTGTTCCATCTCTTGGCAACCCTGACCTCCTTTCAAACACAAAAAAAACACAAGTTTTTACTTATGGTTTCATTTTATATTTGATTTTAGGGGTGAAATTACGCTTCTTTAAAAAGACAAAATAAAAAGCCACCTTAATTGGTGGCAAAATAGCCGGACGGATTTGCACCATCATCTCACCAAATTAATGATGTGTCATCCTTTTTAGACCACTGCTCTATTTACTCTATTTTCCCATATCCTCTTAACCCTTACAAGTAGTTTTCGCTCATTTTGAGCTTGTTATATTTCCTCCAAAAACACTTTATCGAAGAGACAGTTCTCAAATTCTTCAAACCATCCCCTGATGTGCACATATGCTTGTGTCTGACTCAAATACAGGATAGATTGCGCTGCACCAATTACAGATATATTCCTATAAACATATACCTCTTTCAGTGCAGTAACCATCCTATTATCTGTTTTATCAATCATTTCACTAATAATTTTACTGATTGCACTAAATTTATTATAAGTTCGATAATCTCTGTACAATATACAATCACTTATTTTCTTTTCTAATATCGTCAAACTAGGATTGTTTTTATCCCTCATAAAATACCAGCGCAGCCAGATGATCTCTTTTCTATAAGTTGTAGAAAACTTATCAAGTCTGTTTTTTGTCATAGTAATTTACCAAATTTGTTACTTTCTCAATTTCTTTATTAGCCACTTCTGCTTTACCATCCGAGTTTTTGGATAAATAAGTAACTGATTTCGCAGCATTTGGATAAGCTAGCCAAGCTTCATAAAACTCACGTTCATTATGAGTTAGCCACTCTCTAACTTCATCAGACTGATAACTCATATGTTCGTGCAAATAATCCGCATCTTCGTCAAAGCTTTCAATAACATCAGCTATCATTTGTGGCACTTCTAGTTTTGGTTTGTCGAGTTTAATTTGATTAAGAATCTGAATAACATCAGCAAACTTCAAATCGTACGGCTTAGTTTGTAAATCTCTATATGCCATGTTATGTAATTTTCGCTTCGCTTCTTCAATGTTCATTTGTTACCTCGCTTAAAATCGCAATTGCTTTCTCGTATTTGTCAATCAATAATTTTGCATTGTCCATATCTTCAAATCGATTTTCATTATAATATCCCTTCAAGAAATCTAAATTAGACTCTAACGTCTCCAATGGCAATTGAAAATCTTCAGTGTTAATTAATTCAGGCATTCTTCATCCCCCATTCCTCGTCAACTCCGCAATCAACTTAGTCTTTTTAGCTAACTGCTCGTGTGATTTGTCTAACTGTCTCTGTAGTCCTTCGATTGACGGTTGATAGTAGCTATCACAATAATTTTGTATGATAAATCCACCCAGTAAACCACCAAATATCAGCAGAAACACAGCTAAACAAATGATTTCCTGTATATAAAAACTATATGCTTGTTTCATTCGTCATCTCCTCTATCCACTCAATAACATCTAAATACATATTTGCTTGTTCTAATTGCCATCTCCCAAAAACGGACAGATTGTCTTTTCCCCACTCATATCCAACAAGCCGTAAATCACGCTGTTCTGTCAGAAATGCAATTACTTCTTCTTTTGTCATTCTTCCACGCTTTCATGAGGTTCAGGGAACCAAATTCGTCTTTTTTGGAGATCAATCGCAATTCCGCAAGTAACTTCCCAATCGGGGTTCATATCGTCTTCTTGCAATAATTCAATAAATGTTGATAGTTTCATTCTTCTAACCTTTCTAGTAATTCGCTGTTTTGATATATGTTTCCGACAACTTCACACCCCTCTTTTCTTAACCACAATTCTGTCCCTCGACGTATATTATCAATGCGCCAAGAGCCACCTCTGAATTGATTTACTTTAAAAAGTTCAAAATCGCTAGTAATTGTGTATCGTAGCTTAACAATGTCATCTTTAAAAATCTCAACGCCATTTTTATCAAACATTCCTGTTGATTGCATGAGTATAAGTTGCTTAATATCGCCTATTGCAACACCTCCATGATCATCTTTTAATCCAACATCACCGTTTTCGTAATCAATAAGGGTAACCTCATACATGCGTTTGAATTTCTTTAACCACGCTCTAAATTTTGGTATCATAACTCACCTCTCAAAAAATACTCTGCATCACTTTTAGCGATTAAGCTATCACGATAAGCAATAGCTTCGTCTTTAGTCTTAAACTCTTTGTCTTTATAAACAGTAGGCAACACTCGTCCGCCAATGTGATCGTAAACCCTAACTACGTGTGTCATTTGCATTCTCCGTTTTCTCTAGCCAGATTGACAACATTGTGCAATAATTAGCCATGTCGTTTAACGTGTCTGACAGGCTTTCTGAGACGTTTTTGTCGCTGCTTATAAGATTATATAGTCTGTTGTATTTATCGCTTATACGGACGACACCAGCGATAAATCCGAAGTCATCCAAAGACTTTTCAAACGAGTTCCCATAATCTGCATTTTTAGCTAAAAACATTTGATAATTTTCGTTGTATGCAGCTTGCATGCTCTCTGCGTTTATTTTATCTGCCATACTATACCTCCTTAAAAAGTCATTGCTGCGTACATCAATCGCTTAACTTGCTTGTAATGATCTAACTTTGTATCTCTGTGCTTTTTGTTTAACTTTATAAAAATATCAGTTTCGTGACTGTTTGGATTGTGATACTCTCTGTATGATTTAAGATACAGCTGCACATAAATATCTTCGTCGAAATAATCTTTAAACGCTTCGATAACGTACGGTCTTGGCAAGGTTTTTCGACGTCTGTTATTTGTAACGCTACATCTTATTAGCTCAGCTTTTTTGCAATCTACATCTAGCTTTTTAATTTGCCTTACAATCCCATTGTCAAAAATTTTGTAAAATTTATTTATTAATTCATCTGTCAATCTCTTCAATCCTCACTTTTATTCTTGGATTCTGACTGTATTTTTTCTTTGCTCTTAAATCGCATACGATATTGTCATCTGACCAAACGATACCTGATTTCTGTATTCTGTCGTAACCTGCATCGGAAATACTATCAAAAACAGCTTTAATCAGATTATCAATATCAGGCTTCTTAGCGTGCCATATCAGTTCACGCATGAAGTTTTGATATATTTGTATTGTTTTACCTTTAGAACGCTGTGTAGGCTCTTTTGATAGCGTTTTGGGAGCTTTCATGTAAAAGGTTACCTCTACCTTTATGCAATCATCGAAAAACGGTCCATCATAATTTTTTTCTATCCAGCCAGAAACCTCTTTTCGCCATTTCTTCATTTTTGGATCTTCGTACGTACCAAATTTGCTGAACTTAGGTCTAGTTTGAGGTTTTGGTTCGATTGGTATTTCGAATTCTGTTTTAAAAGTCATATTCCTCTTCAATTCCTACTAACAATGCAATTCGTTTTGAGCTAGCTAACGCTTGATATGATTTAGTCATGTACTGTTCTATTGTTGCTTTTTTGATACCAAGCCGTTCTGATAACTCTTCTTTTGTGCCGACGTCGACAAACTTGTCGTCGTCATATATTGTATATATCCTTTGCTTCCGCGGCTTCGTCATATTTAAAATGGTAAGTCATCATCTGAAATATCCATTTTGTTGGCATTGCCAAAATGAGAATTAGAACTATTGCCGCTTTGATTAGTCTGTTGTTGGCTATTGCGACTTTCCAATAATTGGAAATTTTCCGCAACAACTTCTGTTACATAGATACGTTGCCCTTGTTGATTTTCGTAATTGCGTGTCTGAATGCGCCCTGTGATACCGATTAAAGTCCCTTTTTTAGCCCAGTTTGCTAGATTTTCAGCAGACTGTCGCCAGATAACACAATTAATGAAGTCCGTCTCTCGCTCTCCGTTTTGCTCTTTGAATCTGCGGTTAACTGCAAGTGTAAACGTAGCTACAGCTACTTGACTTGGCGTGTGACGAAGTTCGGCATCCTTGGTCATGCGACCTGCTAGTACAATGTTGTTAATCATTTTTTAGTCCTGCTTTCTTTTTGAGTTTATTGATTAATTCGTCTGCTGAAACAATGTGTTCCGTATGCAAATTTTCCAGTGTCCCCACTTTTAAAGTATCGGTTAGCCATTTTGTTAACTCTTCAACGTTTTGGTTTGTGGCTTTCGCAATATCATTTAAATCAGACTTGTAAGTCTCGACTTGGATATTGCTTATTTTAGGAGTTTTAGAGGTTGTCGGTCGGGAGTTTTTTTGTTCTTTGCGTTGCGTATCTTCTGTAACAATCGCATCTACATCTTCCTCACCAATTCCAAACAGCCCTTGCAAGGCATACTTACCTGCGTACGAACTCACTGCACCAGTCCATTGCGGAACTTGCATTTGTTGTATTTGTTTAGGTTCTCCTGTTTTATAGTCTTTAGTATTTAAAACAGGCACACTGTCCAACTCAGCATATCTTGTCGCTTGGTGTTGTTCATCACCAAGTCTAGCTGTTGCTGTTGCTTTGATAAAAATTCTGCCGATCAATTCCACCAATTCGTCAGATACCGTTAACTCCCACCCGCTATTTAGTGTTTTAAAGTGTGTAAAAATATCTTCTGCATTGCGAAATGTATATTTAACGCCTTGTTTTGTTGTTTTTGTTATTTGCATTTTTGTCTGCAATTCTGCAAAAGTCATGCTCATCTACTTCACCTGTAAACTTTCTGTTTCGATTAGTTGAACTCCAGATATATCAATTCCAGATTTTAAAACTTTTGAGATTTCATCTTTTTTTGGTTTGTATTCAACTTTTTCTTGCATGTATTCAAAAGGTATTTTTGTTTCGTCCAAAACCTCAACCTTCTTACTTTTTCGCAAAGATACTTTAAACATTCCAGCATCAACTTTTTTCTTTTGACTTAAGTCCATTGCTAGCCTAATTGTATCTTTGTATTTTTCCGCTTTGGCTTCTGCTTGCTTTTGCTTTTTGTAAAAAGTTTCTTTTTCGTTTTTGTACATTTCAATATCAGCTTGTGTATTTTTTAACATCTTTACAAAATATTCAATATTATTCTCTAAATCTGATTGAAAATCGATGCTATCCAAAGTGTCTTGAAATGTTTCATCATCAAGATCCATAGCTGATAATTGCGCATAAATACCCTGTAACTCGTATAAATAAGCCAT